TCTATCTGGTCGCCATCAAAGTCATGAGACAAGACGCCGTCTGTGAGAGCCTTCTGAAGCCTTGCAAGGGCTCCTAGAGCCGTGATGGTGACTTCTTGAGTGTAAGCGGTTGAACCTACTTGAGAAACGCTTACGGATATGTCCACGATTGAACCGCCAAAGATTGGCACATAGACTGCCGACGTGTCCTGGACTTCAATCGAGATGGTGTCATTGATTTCGTAAGGTAATGCAGCTTGATTAAAGATGATGAGATTAACCGAGCAATAGCCGGCTTGAGCTTGTTCGTAGATATTCGTGCGCCCTGATGTGATTGTCAGATTGGCCAACACTGAATCGGTTACATCAACGCCGGCGATTTCAACGCGCCAGACTGGAGCCCACTGTGTCATTAGATTGCCTGAAGTGCAGAGGCTCCGCCAGTGCCACGATAGAAGGAATCATTGAGAGCTTTGATGATTGTGCGAGCAGTACCTTCGGCATCGATTGCGCCATTGACTGTCAGATTGATTCGAGCAGCGTTCTGAGAATCTGTGAAACCACCAGCGCCTTGAGCAGCTAAACGAGCTGCATTCTGTGAATCGGTAAATCCTCCGCCTACGCGAACCGCTCCTGAAACGGCGGAAGTGACGCCAGCCGATGATGTTGTTGTAGATCCTGTTCCTGTTGAACCTAGAACACTAGGAACGGAGATTGTAGGAATGCTAGATGCTGATGTAGTTGTTGATGGGATCGTGACTTTTGGAACGCTAATTGATGGAGCTGAAATCTGTGAAACGTTAGGCAAGAATGGAATTGAGTTATAGACACGAATCAGAGCATTGATTCCAGCTACGGCTCCAGAGATTAATGCGTTCAAGCCAGAAATAACCGCGCCGATGACATTGATGATTCCGCCAGCGATTTCGCCAACAACCTTGAACGCGCCGCCTAAGACTGTCACCAGAACCGGCACGACATACTTTTGAACGAATCCGATGAATTCTGTGAAAGCTTCTTTATTCTTGTCGATTGCGTCAGTGATTGGCTTAAAGAATTGCGCGAACTTTCCAAGTGCCGGCACAACCTCATTCACAACGAATTCGACTAGTCGCTGAATAATTGGCAGAAGTTGCGCACCGACTGATTCTTTCGCTTCATCGAATGTGACTTTGAGAATCTGCAAGCGACCGGCGAACGTCTCTGCGTTAGCTGCTGCGGCTCCACCAAAGAGATCCGAAAGTCTTGTCTGCGTCTCTTCGAATGACATCGCTTTGAGCTCTGCCGAAGATAGTCCTATGCCTAACTTGCCAAGAGCTGCCGTGTTGCCGTCGTATGCCTTACCAAGTGCGTTAGCTACCGAATCCAAGCCTTTGCCCGTAGCTTGAGAAATGTCCAGCGCCAGATTGAGAAGATCCTGAGCCTTTGTGACGTCGTTTGTTGATAGCGAAAGTCGCTGCAAGGCTGGACGCAATTTATCGTCTGCCACACCGGTGGCCAGAGATGTCTTGAGAATCTGTTGTTCGACCGATGCAATCATTTCATTCGTTGCACCAGTTGCATTCTTTAACGCAGTGGCTAGACGGATTTGTGCAGCTTCATCTTCGATCGCTGCCTTAACGCCATCGACTGCAAGCTTGACTGCATAGGCTCCAGCAGCAGCTCCGGCGGCTGCGAATGCCATGCCAGCCTTCTTGCTAAATTCGCCCATCTTTGATGATGAGTTATCGACGTCTCCATTGGCTTGAGCCAGCGACTTCTTTAATTGATCTACATCAGCAAGAATCGAGAGCTTGAGTGTGCGCGATTGTCCGGCCATTTACCACTCCTTCAAGATTCGGTCGAAAGCATTTTCCCACTTGTCAATGATGTCTGGCTGGATTTCGCGTAGTGTCGGATAAATAAACCAGCCTTTGGAACCAGCGCCTTTTGAAGATTGGCCTGACCAGACTGGGAATTGCTTAAACTTGTTAGATCCGAATTCTGTACCGCCCCAGAGATCCTTTGTTGTGCCACCGCCGGAAAACTTTTGACTTACGAAGCCGAAAGAGAGCTCGCCAATCTTGGAAGATTTCGACACACGGGACCCACTGGCAATCCTGTCGGCGGCCTTGCCTCTGGTGATGGCCTTCTGCTGGATTTTGCCTTGAGCAAATTCTGCCAAAGCTGAGGATTCTCTTTTAGCTGCATCTGTAGCTTCTGCGTCCATCGCCTTGAATGCTGATGTAATGCGACGAAGATCAGCCTTGTCATAGGCAATCTCAACGTTGTCGCTCACTTTGTTTCTCCAGTATCTCGAAAGCCGTATAAATCTGCTCCGCCGTCGTCCATTCGCTCATCGGAATGCCTGTGGCTATGGCTAACTCCACAAGGATTCGATTTACGCTTCCGGCGGCGTAACTTTTGGGAGAACGTCACCGACTGTCACGTCGGCCACTGTTTCACACCAGATTTCATAGCCCTTAATTGGCTTGCCACCGGCTTCACGTTTCATCGCATTCCACGCAAGGAAGAGAAGATCAGAGATTCCAATCTTCTCCTGCGCTTGCGAGATTGTGCTGCCTGTCTTTTGTTCCCACTTAGCCCACTCTGGCGGTTGTGCGGTGTATGTGCCGAATTCGCCGTTTGTGTATTCGATGGTGATTGGTAGTCTCATTATTTGCTCCCGTTTCTCTTTCGATTAGCTGATTGTTAAGACTGGTGTTGAAGCGCAAAGCATTGACCAAGAATCTGTTTGAGCATCTGGTGCAGTGCCGCCAGCAGTTGGAGCTACTGGGAAAGCAGTGCCAGCGAATGACGCGCCAGTTGCAGTGACCAAAGTGAATGAAAGTGCAGTATTAGGAGCAGAAGTGAACGCAGTCCACATCGCTTCGAAAAGTGATGAAGCAACGCCCCAGTCTGCAAGAAGCTCGATATTGAGTGTCCATTGATCATCAATGTGCTTGTATGCCTTGCCATCGAGTGTCTGATAAGTAGTGATTACTGGCGCATTGACCAGAGTGACTGCTGTTGTCTGTGCATCGTATGCGACTGAATTCAACGTGAAGGTTATGTCGCGACCGGTGACGATTGTTGTTGGCATTTCTTTGTCTCCTTAGATTGTCTGTTGTGTGTAGTAAGTGCTGACCGCGAGATCCGCCACTAGTAGATTCGATGCGCCCACCGATTGGATTGTCGGACGTTGAACGTCTCCGACTTCGTAACCAGTTGGCATCGCTGCGATGATGCTGATGATTAGCTGCTCAAGATTATCAAGTGCTCCGGCCGTGTTGTTATAGGCAACGGCCGCAGTGACCACGAAATTAATTTTCACGCGTACCTGCGATTTGCCGATTGTTGTCGTTTCTAAGTAAGGCGAATCCGGAACGATTACGCAAGCTGGAGGAATGACCGCTTCTGGAGGTGAGCTATAGACGGAAGCCACGACGCCAGAAAGAGCAGTGGCCAAAGTGCCTCTGACATCAATCGCGATTGTTGTTGGTGTAGGCATCACATAGCCATTGTTGAAACGTCGATGTAATTACCTATGAGACCAATGATCCGATTTTGAAGTGAGCGCCCCATACGAAATGGCGACGGTTGAAAATCTACGCCTTCAATCTGACCACCTGGTGCGACCACGCTCTGGAATATCTCAACGCTGACGATAGTGACCGCCTGTTCGACTGCGTCGGTGTTCGCGTAGAGCGTGGCCGCGTCTGCCCCAGATAGATAAACAACGCCGCCAGGAATTACCGGACGGAATGTGATGTCGTCATTGGTGAGCGCGCATGTGAAATAGAAATAAGGAGCCGGATAAGCGAAAGGTAAGTATGGAAATGGATCATAGTAATTTGATGTGACTGTCTTTGTTCCGTTGAATGTAGATGGAACGCAACCTGTAATTACAACACTTTGACCAGCGACAAATGTGTTTGGCTTCTGAGTAATGTAATAGGCGACATTATTTTGAAGATAAACGGCGGCGACTGAATTTTGATTGGCAGTCAATAGCGGCAGAATTACCTGCTCAGCAGAATCGATAATTCCTTCAAGATAAGCATCAGAATAAAGAGAAACAGAGACGCCAAGAACCTGTCTAAGACTGGCGACTGTAATGATTGCTGGCATCTCTGTTCCCTTTCGTGAGCTGCTGGGCTAGATACGGGAGCGCACCTAGCCCATGATTAGTTTGCTTAGGTTAGGTTAAAGCGACGTAGGCCACCTGCAAAAACGGCCTGAGCTGCGATGTAACCGTAGAGCATGATCTCAATTTCTCCAGTTGTTGGAACGTTAGTTGCCAATGTTAAAGATGGAGATTCAAAAATTTCGATTGAACGTGGATCGATGATGAATGCTGATTCATCGATTGATGTTGAAACCATGTTTGGATCAACGTAATAATCAAGTCCAAGTACGTTTCCGCGAATAGATGTTGGAACCGCAGATCCAGCATTGTTCATAGGATTTCCAGCGTTGTAAATTGGACGACCTGTTGTATCTGTTGCTCCCATGAGGAGACTCCAGATAGAAGTACCTGAAACGAATGACTTTGCAGTGCGCTTTGTCGCAGTATAAACGGCTGGTGATTCTGTTGATACGAATGAAATGATGCCGGCTGAGTCGGCAGCAGTTGCAGTTGCCTGTGTTCCGCCTGCGGTGATTTGTGCTACAACATACGCATCAGTTGCCTGAGCATAGGCATCTCTGAGATTGGCCAACATGATTTCATAAAAGCTCGGATCTGATCTATCGAGCAATTCGACTGAGTAGCGCTGGAATCCAGCCTTCTTGATTACTGTCGCATTGACGTAAGCTGAAGTAATTGCAGTTGTTCCTGTTGGATCTCCGCCTTCTGCCACTGTTGCAGCAGTTGAATTTGCAGTGATTTTAGGAATTGAAACTGTCATTCCGTAGCTATTGAGTGGACGTGTTCCACCGCAAGCATCAATGACTGGACGATCTGCGTTTGTGTTTTGTGCAACGTCGCGAACGTATGAAACTGGTGAGAACGCTGGATTTGTTGTGAATGAATCGTCAGCAGCTTTTACATATTGACGAGAATCTTCATTTCCAAGTCCTGCCTTAATTGTGTGCTCAAGGTATGCGCCACCAGTTGTGATTGGTGATCGTGGTGATGTGAAATAGAGCGGACGAGCTGCCTCGGCCTGTACGACTTTGGAAGCCTCAACCGTTTCGGCTGGTGCTTCTGTAACGGTTGGAGTTGTTTCC